CAACTAACTGCAAATAAAAGATTAGATTTTGAGATTGCGAGATTAAAAAATTGTGGTGAACTTAAGAAGCAGGGTATAGTTTTTCATCCTAAATCTCCTTATCATAGTGTATGTGCAGACGTAATGCTTATAAATCCACCTGGCACAGTAGGAGACCACACACATACTATTCCTTCAAAGGAGGTAAACCCTTCGACTGACGATACGAATTTGTCCTCTTCAAAGACCGAGAAGGGATGGAAACCTTTTTCCCTAATTTCTTCTTTATGGAATCGGAAGCCTTCTTTATCAGAGGTTTCAGTGTCCTCAAAAGCAAATCAGCTAGAGGTTTTGCAAATAGGGCAGACGCAGTAGCAACTGCTGCGATGGTTGCGGTAGTCGTTACCACATTTGCAGTCGGTAAAAATTTTTCAGCAGCAGACGTAGGTTCATATAATACTACACAGACAGTTCCTTGGAGTTCATGACCCACAACTTTCTCATCACCACTGGTGGTTAGATCACCTACACGTGGTTGGTTGGGTGCAGGACACTCTGTTTCTCCACCAGTATCGCTAGTATCAGGAACCTCTGGTGCACCTGGCGGATCTGGTGGTGGTTGCACAGCAGGAGGTGGTGTTTCTACATATATGTTTAAATCTTCTGGTGTGTAATCCATCGCATCATACGTTGGATAATCTGCATCACAAAGCACTTTAGTTCCTTGTGAGTCTTCCTCTTTCAGATTAGGTTGCTCTCTATTTTTCTTTGCGTCAGGATGAAACTTTACACAACCTGGCATATCAACTATTGGTACACCAATGTTTATGGTTACTGGTGGTGGTGAATATACTGGAACTGTGTATGTAATGTTTGGTATTGCTATCTCATGTATACCTATTCTTTGAATACCTATGTTAGGTATATTGATAACGTCGTCCATACTATCTCCATTTAGATAGTGGTTTAGTATCTGAATATTCTCTTAGTGTTTTTAAATAATCTAATACATGTTCTCTGACATCCATCAACTCATCATAACATCCTTGGTTATGTGCACATGCTCTTAACTTATGATTAGGTTCCAACACCGACTCTTGAAATAGAGTCAGTGCTCGATCACGTTTGATGTCAGGAGTCTCCTCGTTTTTCATTAGAAACTAGGTAAACTTGGAACTGCAGGTCCTGTCACATCTGGTATAGCATCTGTGATACCACCACCGATAGATGGCATGACTGCCTCCATGATTTTTGATTTCGCACTATCAATAATAGCGTCCTTTCTGATGAACACATATCCACCAATGCCAACTACACCAAGTGCTACAACACCTGAGAAGATAGCGATTCCGTTAATAATTTTTTGCATGATTTTAATTGTCTGGGACGATTTTTACAGGACCTTGTTCAATCCTAATAGTTTGTGCAGGAGCAGTCTGCGATGCTTTCTCGATAAGAAACTCCATATCTTTTTTGGATATGTTAGGAGCATCACCACCGTTACCATTCTTTTTCTTTCCTGCTGCTTGGACGCCAAAAGTAGCTAGGGTTCCTGTGAAGACCGAAGCTATGAAGGTCGGATCCAGTTTCTGCTCTGGAATTTTAAAAGACTCTGGCAACTTAACGTACGCTAGTGTCAGGATCCCTGCAGACCACACAAGCACCGCCAGTCTCACGAAAGTAGAGAGGATAGCAAGTTGCTCTTCCTTATCTTCAGCATGCTCTTTTAATTTGCCAAAGAGACCTTTCGGTTTCTCCTCAACCTTCTTTGATTCTGCCATAGTATAAAGTTATTCTGTTTTATATATACAAATCTACTTTATGGAATCAAGGACAGTTTTACGATATCCCTTTACTCCATCCCAATCTTCATTCATAGCAGCATTGACATATGGCATAAGAGTTGAGGTGTCCGCACCCGCTGCTTCATACTTACCCATAGCTTTAGTAATACATGTGCCACCAAACACTGTCTCATATTTGTTTGCTGTCTTACTACTAAAATTTGTCATGTATGACTTGTCATAGTTATATAATATATTGAATATGCCAGATGTTTGTTTGTATATCTTACCACACATTACAACTGTTTGATTTCCCCACACATGACTGTTTTTACCTTCTGTTGCTATAGAAGAAGTTACAGGTAACATTATCTCATGCAGTTTAGATAAAACTTTAATTGGTTGTGCTACAAATATAACCGTTTTCTCTACTGATTCGATGTTGATAATATTATCAGTAAGATTAATTGCAGGGATAATATCAGCACCAAATAGTTTTGTCGTTGAGTAGTCACTCATATCCTCATAAAAAACGGTTGTCCCTGCGATCAACGCAACAGGCAACCGTGTTCTTTTTACTATCTCATAATGTAATTGAGATTTTTCTGTAGTTACTACATGATTTATTAATTTATGACCACCTTTTGCTGCCCATTGTTTACAAAAATCAAGAGCATATGAACCAATACAATGAACTGTTGCTTTGGTATCTGGGAATCCAGTATCAAATGTTTTTAATGCTGTAACTGATGTAGGAACACTCTGTGCGTCCTCTGCCTTTACAATAATCTGTGGTGACCAGTCCATTATACAAAATACTTTTTAAGTATTTAGTCCTTGTATGGACTTACACATACGTCAGACTTGTTTGGATATGCTGCAACTTCTGGGTCTGGATCTAACCACTTAACATACTCTGGGTCTTCTATACAACAATCTAATTGTGCAGCACTGTCAAGATAATACATGTCGTAGTATCTCTTCTGTATAAGATTAAATTTTTGTATGCGAAAGTCAGGTTGTCCATTGATTTCTAGTAAACCTTTCTGGACAAAGCGATAAGGATAACGCTCTAGAATAACTTCTGTTTTAGCACGCATCGTCGTGGTCTCTGAGGTAGTCATAATTTAAGTCGTCAGGATTTGTTGGAACTACTAACATTTTAGCACCGTCAGGTTTTTCTACGAGTATCGGTGTGCCACTTTCTGCTTTGTCACAGTAGTAGTCCTTGCGATCTTCAAACTCTTGTTGAGTTATCTCAATCATTGAGTCACCTTCCATGTCTCTCCTGCATTGTAACCAGATGGGTATCTATTAAAAAAAGTTTTATTACCAAGAGTCAATCTCTGTTTTCTAGTTTGACCTAACCATTGTACAGGTAATCTTGGTTTTTGTTTATAGAATCTACAATCAACTATATTTGTTAATATGCCAACCCTATTTAGATTTTTTGGTTTGTAATCCCAAACATCATAGCATAGAACTGGTCTTGTAGAACATCTACCAAACACTCCACGCACATATCTTGGATCAGATACTAGAAACTTGCTTTTCTCTGGAGCAGAAAAAACTGTTTCTGTTGGTGGATTGTTTTTATACTCTTCGTAATACTTACCACGTTTAGTGTTTAATATTGTAGTAGGATCTGGATGATTTGTCAAGTATGTTTCAGTTGATAATAAAGGATACTTAACTTTACCATTGCTTTCTGTTAGATATGTCTCATCATGATTAGTGTGTAGTTTTATAGTATTGTGACCATCTAAATTTTCTATCCACCACTCAAAACCAACAGGTTTTCCAGTTAGTATAGGACTATCTTTCAACAAGAAATCAAAAGAATCTTGTATATATTTTTCTATGGTATTTTCTGGTTCATCATGTATACCAATCCATGCATTACGTCCTACTGGATGAAAATTTTCTACTTGATTTTTCAACTGCACAAGAGATATTGCGTCTAGTATTGGTGGATAACTTAATACGTTCATCTAATTCTTACGTCAGAAAGTCTAGTAGTTCTCCTACGAGGTCTTTCTGTTCCCAATCTAGGAACTTCTGGTTCTGGTTTTGGTTCAACTAATTGTATTACATACTTTAAGTCCTGTCCCCCAAAAGTATTACCACAAACATATGTCAGGTTGTCACAACCACACACATGATGATCATGTTCATGCTTAGAACTAATAGTTCTATTACACTTATTGCAAGTTACTGTTGTCATCTCGTTTTTCTATGTCTACAAATAAAAACATCATGTCATCATCTGATAGATTGTATCCTTCATGGACATGATCCATAACATCATATATTTGAGGTTCACCCTCTTTCCAAGAAACTTTTTTCCCTTTCCATACCATGTAACAGCATTTAGTGCATGGTATATACAATGGGATCTGTATTCTCCTATATGCTTTGTCATATACAGGAGGATCTTTATGTGCACCCAATTTTGTTCCTGCCTCGAAGAGAGATACCGTTGCTAGGATAACTTCATTACTATCTAAAATTTTTGCTGCTCTCTCATCTCTAACAACTGAACGTCGCGTTCCACCACCATCAGATTTTTTAGATGCTTTTAGCCAGCAGAAATATATATCCTTGTTAGAATAACCAACAGCAGTAGGTGCTCGTCGTAAGGGAAAATCTGTTCTTGCTGCCCATTCATAAAGATAATCTACATCACTTTTTTTCATATTTTAAAGTATTAATTTCTGGGTTTGCATCCTCAATCCACTCATGCCATTCCATGTAGAAATCATATGCTTCGTCATACATTCTTTCTAAAAGTAAAACCTCTATTCTATCCTGCATCCAGTCTAACAGGAAGTCAACTTGTTCTCTAATATCAGGAGATGGGTTGTTCATAGTAATCCTTTTTCATATAGCGTCCGAGTATATTACTATTGTAAAATTTGGACTCACCGTTGAGTTGTTCACTCAGTACATTATTTAGAAATAGTTGTCTTGTCTCTTCATAATTAACCCAACCTTTTGTAGTATGTAGAGATATTATCTCTCGTCTAAAAGACGAGTTTCCAAGATGTTTTCTATCTTGATCAAGCTCTTTACTGCTGCCATAGTATTTTTTCCAGTCACTCTCAGATTTAACCTTCCTAGACTTACCTCTAGGCTTTCTAAATTGGTAGAAGTATTTTCTGCCGATGTATTGTTTACCAGTTTGTAAATTTGTAATCCTGTAGACAAAACCGAAGAAGTTGCCAATATCGTCAGAAGTGAAAGTTGTATTGTTGTAGACCCAAGGGTTCTCATAATCAGTCGGGATATCCGTCATCGTCATCACCACTATACCATTGTTCACCATCGCTGTCAATATAAGAGTTTGCGTCAGCGTAGACTTCTACTTTCAGTTCTGTAAGGAGTTCTTCGAGTTGTGTTATCAGTTCTTTTAACCGAGTTCTCTGCATAAAAAAATGCCCTTAACTACACTATGTAGCAAGGGCAACTTTTCACTTGTAAGTTAACTGCAAGGTGATGCCTTACTTCTAACTTTTAAACCACGATACATTAAATCGTGTCTATTACGCTTTTCATTCTCTTCGAGAATCATAGCGGTGTATTCTTCAGTGTCATACTCGACACCACGATAAGTGACTTTTGCCATTGGTTTTCTCCAAAGTAGTAGGGATTTTTGCCCCGTTCCTTCAGTCGAACATTTGCGTCCTCATAGAGGATGAACGAATCCGTTCCGTGTCGGCTTACTTGCGTCCCATAAGGGATGAACGTACTAGTAT